CTCTCACGAGGCCTCCTGTCTGTCGGCTAGCCTATCGAAATCCATCGATAGGGATTATCTAGTCATACTAGTTGGCATCCATGCATGCCGTGAGGCATTACCATGGTTGCTCCCTTTAAGTCAGTGAACAAAAGCTACAGGCTTAATCGGTATGTTCCACACCCGATAGCTGGTTACCCTGGAAACTTCCAGGTGTATTACGAGTTCTCGAGAGTGGGCACATCGCAGAAACCTCCGTACGTGGACACACCAGTTCGCGTCGTAGTTAGTGAAAGCATCTCTGTTAACACTATCTCCGGACCACTGACTAGCACGGCTGAAGGTTCAGCTGCTGCTATTGGGGCAGCGAATAAGGCGAGAGCTATGTTCGTCAACAAGCTGGGTGATTCGAGCTCTTTCGCAGCTACCCTTACTTCCGAACTGAAGTCCACTTGGGGCACAGTGTCGGGGGGCATCACCAGTGCTCTGCTGGCCGCGAATGCGGTACGGCGGGGGCGGCTAGGAGACGCCGCACGTATCTTGAGTTTCTATCCTCCCGAAAAAACAATTACCCGGTCTAAAAACCGTAAGAAGTTGTCCAATGGCAAATACCGTAAGAAACTGATTAAAACCAGAGTCTGGGTTATGCCAAATGGTCGGACTGTCTCGAAGGCGCTTGCGAACAAGTGGCTTTGGTACAGCTATGGGGTAGCCCCCTTGATGCAAGACATACGTAACGGCATGGACGTTTTAACGCGTCCAGCCCCCTCTACGCAAGTGAAGGGATCTGGGTCCGCCGGAGCGAACCTGGATGTCGGCGGGTTTTATCGCACCCGTTATGTCTATAAAAGTCGGGTCAGCGTTAGAGCTAACGTCCGGGTGAAAAACCCGAACCTCTGGCTCGCTAACCAACTGGGTCTGATTAACCCAATTCAGATGATCAACGAGGGGATTCGGCTCTCCTTTGTTATTGACTGGTTTTCCAATCTTTCACAAATTATAAATCAGTTTACTGATTTTGTGGGGTTGGAGATCACGAGACCGTTGACCGTTAGTGGGCATGTCCTCGAGTGCTATCAGTTCCATCCTGACTATCGGTTTAATAGCCATACGAAGAACACTGTGATCACGAGAGAACTTTCCATACCGCAGGCTCGCCTGCAGTTTGCCTACGAGCGCTTTTCTTGGCAGCGCGGTTTAAATGCCATTTCCCTGTTGGTCGGTGTCTTGAAAAAGGCCTAGCCACAAACTAAAGAGTACGTATCATGCCACAAATGGCTAACATCACTGTGAAAAAGTTCGACAATGTCACTGACATCGTCTTCACTCAGCAACAGCCCTCTGCTGGTGACAACCAACCCGCCGTCTGGAAGTGCGAGACAGTCGGAACCGTCCTTGCAGGCCGCCCTACCCTGACCCTTGTGGCCCGGAATAACGGCTCTGCAGGCGCGCGGCGTCTGACCTCGTCTTTTCTCTATCCAAAGGTGCGAACGGATGTCAACAACAACACTGTTGTTAAAGGCGGTGCATCGGGAGATGCCACCTTCCTTATTCCACAGGACATGACGATGACGGAAATCCAAGAATTCTGTCACCAGTACACTAACCTCTTGGCCTCGGCCTTGATCAAGGCGTGCTTGGTGACGGGATACTCGGCTACCTAAATCGTCCCCCCTGCCGCTAATTGGCGGTAGTTATTTCTAACTAGGAGTTAAACAATGAAGTCCTCTTCACTCGATCGAACGATCAGAAGAGCGTTCTCAGCGCTATGCTGGAACATCGGAACCCCTCTAGCCTACAAAGCTAGCCTCGCGTTGGAACGCGGGGACTGGGCGTATCTCACATCCGTACGGGTGGAGATAGGCAGGTATACCTGCCCACGTACCCTCTCTGGTGATTTGCAAATCGCTGCCTTCTTCAAGAAGTTCCCCGGGTTCGACCTAGGGATCGATCTAAAGGAGAAAGCGGTCTCTGCCTTCTACGAGAGTGAACGACAGTGCTACTTATCCAATGAGCGCCTTGCTCCGCTCCTTTCCGATCGCGAGATCTATGGGAGCGGCTTGTCACAGTTTATCACTGCGGCGAGAAAAGAAGTTAGGCGTGTCCTCGGACGTTGTCCCTCACGGGATGAACTACGTGGACGTTTTGGACCTGGGAGCACGTTCCGTGACATTGGGTCTCTTATCACAGTGCCTGACAAAATGTCCTCTAGTTACACACTAACACGTCAAGCTCGCCCGTTTTTGCGGGCGTGGGATCAGACGGCTTGGTCGCGCTATGCGGCTGCCGGGCTGGTTC